TAGCAGACCACCAGGAAGAAATTCCTCAGCAAATCGAAACTGTAGTTTTGACAGCAGCTCAAACCAATTTGTCGATGTTCGACTGGCTCCAAGGGTGTGTTCCCTTGGACATGTATTTAGATTGTTCCGTTCCAAAGTCGTTTTATTCGGCCGCCCGCGTGTACATGTTAGGTAGAGATCATACTCCCCACGTATACAACGGTCTTTTGGAGTACTTAAAACGTCTCCAATGCCAAATGTTTAAAACTGTCAATGATCCTGATCGTGTGATTGTAGTCACTTCTGTTGTAGCTTTTACCGACTTAGAGCTTAAAACTAAACAACAGCAACTGATATTAAGTGGAATGTCGGCTTATCAACACCTCAATCGCCTATTAGGATGGAAAGTTTCCCGCCGCCTGCCCTGGGTAGGCGCAACTATTACGTCGTTCATTTTATCAAGCATTTTGAAACATATGCGATCGACCCATTTGTCCGGGTTTCCCAAAATTCCATGGAAACTCGTTACGGCATTTCAAATGCCAATATTGGTACTTCTTTACCAAATTGTTAAATACTTATTCTACACCGTGTCATTGCGGAATGACCCACACCGGATGAGTAAATTTCAAAGTGATGTAGTTGCCATAGCCAAGTCTACGACTTACAATGTCCTTAAATGGTCATTGGTTTGTTTCGGCATTGATTTGCCTGAAAAGAGCTGGCCTTCATCACAGACCTCTCACGGTATTGAAGAACACATTAGTGATAGGCAAACTCACGTTATTAACACCGATATGGAAAGTGTGATTCAAAATTTAGATCCTCTCCTCGAGGTTGTAGGCTTTAGCCTCCCCGAGCGTGTGGCCACATCTATTTTAGAATATAACCATCCTAAAGTTATTACTAACGGTGGGTGTCAACCTTATACCCCTGCAATTAGATTGCAGTACTTGTCTTTGATGGGTACTGACCGTCCAGATGACATTGAGTTGTTATCAGTTGGAAATCCTAATTTTACTAAAGGCGTCGGAGTACTGTATCCACGAATCGTTTCGAACTTGACTCCATCTGAAGTCACTTTGCCATCTGAAGAGAATGGTACAACATTGATACCGTATCGAAACCCCGCTCCCCCTTCTGAAAAGTCTTTTGTCCACATCGGTCCTGCTTTCGCACCTATATTGCCTGGAGTGTTCCAGAGAACTCGTCACAATGAATTGGTGTCATTGACGTGTCGCCATCTTACCAAACCTCGCCCTGTAAAGAGTGAATTATGGACGGATGCTGATGCTGAACTTACACAACCAATTAGCTAAACAAGTGATGGATTTTTACTCCATGGTATCTTTTGATTCGTGGTTGACTACCCAAGACTCCTCGAAAAAGGCCAAATATGTTCAATGTCGCGATGGGGGTACTGACGCCAACTTTACCCTCGCACATTATCATGCACGTTCCTTTTTCATTAAAATTGAAACTCAGATGCCGCCTAGTGGTGGAGATTTACGAAATAAAGCTCCCCGTGGCATACAGGCCCTCAAGGAAGACGTTGTTAATGTCTGTTTGGGCCCGCTGATGACTTCAATTTCAAAAGCATTTTCCGCACCGTTCATAGGTTGTAAAGACCATGATTGGCCAGTGTACGGATATACTTCTGGGAGTTCGAGTTTACATATTGGTGGGTGGTACCACGATATGTTAGAACAAGGATATTTGTTCTTGGAAGATGATTTCAGTGAGTATGACGCTTCACAGCGGTCTGATGCTTATCGATGCGAGAATCAATTATATGACCACTTCGAGTCCATTATGACAGAAAATGCTAAGGCAGCTCTGCGTAATCAAGCTAATACGTGCGGTTATGGTGCTTACCATAAATACCGTATTAAGTTTACTCGTAAGTCGGGAGATCAGAACACCTCGATCGGCAATACTTTTATCAATTTCTTTGTTCACACCCATGCCATTTTATCGTTCCAGCGCAACCATAGTTGCATCATCGATTTCAAGATGATTGGTCTGGGCGATGATAATATTATCGCGTTTAAGTTACCCGATACTATATCGC